ACAATTTAGTTAATGAGTCATCATGTAATATGGTTGCTTACTGCTTTACTCCAATAAAAGGATATTCACACTTTGGCGTATATACTGGTATGACTGATAATGCAGATGGACCAATGGCTTACTGTGGATTTAGACCAAAATTTGTACTAATTAAGAGAACTGATGGTACTGAGAATTGGGAGATACTAGATACAGCAAGAATGAAAGTAGCAAAAGACGGAACAGCAGATACTGGTGGTAATCCTATGACAGCGAGATATAAACCTAATACAGCACTAGCAGAAAATGCAGTATCTTTAGATTTCTATTCAACAGGATTTAAACCAAAAGATACAGATGGTGTTCACAACTGGACAGATTATAAATATATCTATGCAGCATTTGCAGAAATGCCAGTAGTAGGAACTAACGGAACAATAGCTTTAGCAAGATGAAAGAAGTTACAAATGCCGCTCTTTACCAAGCTATTAAAGAATTAAAAAATGCTGTAGATTTCAATACGAGAGATATTATAAAGCTTAATGAAACAGTTAACATGGGTAAAGGAGCAGTAAGGATTCTTGGGTGGCTAGGAACTATTGTAATTGCCGTTATAGGGTGGAAAAGCTTATGATACCTATGGAACTAATCAGTATGTTGGGCTCAACCTTACTTGGTGGAGCTATGAGCATTATGGCACAGAAGGCCCAAGCTGAAGCTGAAAGAGAAAAAGCATTAATGGCAAGGGCAAACTTTGCAGCTAGACAAACAGATAAAGCAAGAAAAGTTTCAGACCCCCACACTAAACATACAAGAAGATGGATAGCTTTAATGTGTGTATTTTCTATTATTGTAGTACCAATTATGGCCCCTATCTTTGTTGATGTTAATGTAATATATCAAGTAACTACTGAAGTAGATTCAGGTTGGTGGATATTTGGCTCATCTTATGAGACTACAGTGTGGAAAGAAGGGTCCGGAATTTTTATAACATCCTTACAAAGCCACACGATTTTTAGTATCATAGGTTTATACTTTGGTGGAAGTTTGACCCGTAAGTGATTGATTTTTAAGGAGATTATAGTTGAAAAGATTAAGTATATTAGCATTATTGTTATGTAGCCAGATAACATTAGCTGATGTTACTTCTTCAGGAGAAACCACAAATACTTTAAGTAACCAGTCTGGGGCTAACACGGCCATTACCGGCGGTTATTCCTCAGAAACTACATACCAATCAGGTAGTAGCTCAAACACAACTACCTCTAATACAACTAATTCAAATCAAAAGACAGCTGTAAACTCAGCCACAGCCCCCGCAATGTCAATTTATTCTCAACAATCGTGCACAATTCCGCTATCTTTAGGTATGACTGTTATTGGCTTCTCAGCTAGTATGGGAAACTATTATGTGGATGAAGCGTGTGAATTGAGACGTAAAGTGGAATTACTTAATAAGCTTGGGCTCAAAGTAGCCGCAGTGGCATTACTTTGCACCGACCCTCTAGTATTTGAAAGTATGGCTCACGCCGGAACTTGGTGTCCACATGATGGGAAAATTGGAGCAGAGGCCCAACAAGGTTGGCTTAATGAACGTAAAAAGAATTTAAACTCACAAACAACTAAGCCCTCTATGACTTGGAATAAATAATGAAATATTATTTACTAATTTTAGGACTACTTTTGTCTTTAAATGTTTTAGCTGACGAGCTTACCACTGGTAATTTAATTACTAATGGAACATTTGAAGGCAACAATTCGACGGGTTGGCAAAGCGACGGCACTGTCCAAGTACTGTCGGATTGCTGTGGTTCTAATTATGACCTAGAATTTGGAGATAATGGTAGCATTGAGCAGACTTTTGACCTTATCACTACCCCTGTAAATCAAAATATGCTTGATAATGGCATTGCTTTAAATTCTAGTGTCCAAGTACAGAACGGTGAATGTGCTGTTTCTGGATGTTGGGGTGGCTCAGGTGGAGCTGATACCTTTACAATTAGATTACAAATAAGAGATGTAGATAGTAATGTGCTAGCCACAACTACTACTGTGAGGACAGATGTTACAGGCATTAATGGACAATATTTTACAGATACAGTCGCATATACGGGCGCTGGTTCTAATCTTGGAAACATTTTTATTAGTGGTTCTGATGCTAACGCACCGGCTACTCTTGGTGGTCCAAATTTAGATAATATATCTGTTACTATGACCTATGATGATGAGGTTCTAACAACCGCACAAGTATTAGGGATTGTTGAAACAGCTTCTACTGTAGAAGAAGTTATTGAATTAATAGAGTTTAATCCAATAATAGAAGAAACTATATTTGAATTGGTAGAAGTAGAGCCAGAGATAATAGAAGAATTTATAATAGTAACTTTAGCACCAGAGGAAGAGATTCAATCTGGTATTGTAGAGTTAGTAGAAGAACCCACTGTTGAAGTGGAAACGGTTGAAGAAGCAACAGTGATAGAAGAACCAATAACTGAATTAGAAACTGAAGGAGAAGAAATATATGAAGAACTCACCATTGAAGAGGAAACAATCAGTCAAGAAGAAAACAGCCCCGAAGAAGAGCCCACCGAAGAGCTTAGAACAGAGGATGTTAGAGGAGAGGGAGACGACGGAACAGGAGATAGTGGAACTGTTCAAGCAACTACTGAGGAAAACACTCCGGTACTTAGATTAACGGATGTAATAGCCGCAGTGACCAGTAAACTACCAAAAGTAGAAGACCAGCTTAAAGCTGTTCATTACATTGTTGCTAAAGCTATGACCTCTAATAATGTTTTATTAGATACTTATAAGAATAAGAACAACAATCTCTTTCTTAATCAACCAGTATTTGATGGTGGCAATTTAGATACATATACAGCACAGAGTTATACTGATATTAGACAGATATACTCTAATGTTGTATATCCAGACAGGAGTATGGATTGGATATTAAGATAATTAGTGGTATTGTAGGCGTTATTTTTACCTTTGGAGCTTTATTTGTACAAGTAGGTGAGGTATTAAACAGATTATCCGCCCTAGAAGCACAATCAGGGCCTGATATGTCTGTGATACAGCAAGACATCTCTACATTACAAAAAGATACAGCTGTGTTACGAACTAAAATAGATAAATTAGAGAACCCTTTAGGAAATTGATATGGAAGAAAATGAGAAGAAACTAGAAGTAGAAAAAATTGTTGAAGAGTTACCAATATTACTTGTAGCTCATGCTTACCGAAAGCTTAAATCAGGCAAAGAAATCTCTTCATCTGAAATGAAAGTTTGCTTAGACATATGTAAAACTTATTCAGCTGACCAGATTGTAGAGAAAGCTCAAAACATATTAGACGAATTACCTTTTGATACGGAAGAAGAATAATGAGGTGGCTTGGATTCTTTTTAGCATTCACCTCTATGTGGATTTTATCCCAAGCTGATATCAACACACAAGTTTTAGGATGGACTTTAGGTTGTGCTTCAGCTTTATGCTGGATGGAAGCAGCCCATGAAGACGGAGACACCCCAAGATTATTAATGGAGACTATGTATTTCACTTTAGCAGCTTTGGCTGTCTATAACTGGTTATGAAAGGTATAAAGAACTTTAAAAACTTCCTATATTTATGTTGGAAACATCTAAATTTACCGGAACCAACACCAGTACAATATGCCATTGCAGATTACTTACAGAGTAAACATAAGCGTTTGGTCATCCAAGCGTTCAGAGGTGTAGGCAAATCATGGATTACATCCGCATTTGTCTGTCACCAGTTACTCTTAAACCCTCAACGTAACATCTTAGTGGTCTCAGCATCCAAAAGTAGGGCTGATGATTTCAGTACATTTACACAAAGAATTATATCTGAGATGCCATTGTTGCAACACTTAGAACCCAGAGATGACCAACGTCATTCTAAGGTTTCATTTGATGTTGCCCCAGCAAGAGCGTCTCACGCACCTAGTGTTAAATCAATGGGTATTACAGGCCAACTAACGGGGTCCAGAGCTGACCTTGTTATTGCTGATGACGTTGAATCAGCTAATAACTCACAGACACAACTTATGCGGGACCGCTTAGGTGAGACTGTTAAAGAGTTTGACGCTATCATAAAGCCAGAAATAGGCCGTATTGTATTCTTAGGGACACCCCAAACAGAGATGTCCTTATATAATGATTTAGAAGAACGTGGTTATAATAGCTGTGTCTGGCCAGCTCTTATTCCCACACAATCCCAGAAAACAGGATATGGTTCTAAATTGGCTACCATAATAAATGAGATGGACGCCAAAGAAGGGGAACCAACTGACCCCGACCGATTTAATGAAATAGACCTTATGGAACGTTTAAGCTCTTATGGTCGCTCAGGATTTAATCTACAATTCATGCTTGATACGAGCATGTCAGATGCTAACAGGCATCCACTTAAACTAAATGACCTTATAGTGGTGTCTGGTTGTAGCACTTGGAAAGAGGCCCCAGCTAAAATACAGTGGGCTTCAGGACAAGACCAAATTAAAGCTTTAGACCCTGAGATACCTAATGTTGGACTTAAAGGTGACTATTATACGTCATATTTATACATGTCCGACGAATTTACTCCCTTTGAGGGCTCAGTAATGAGCATTGACCCTTCTGGTCGAGGGGTGGATAAGACTGGCTATGCCGTCCTTAAAATGTTACATGGAGTGCTATATCTTACCGCAATAGGCGGACTAGATGGCGGGTACTCAGGGCAAACTTTAAATAAATTAGCTAACATTGCTAAAGAACATAAAGTGAATGACATAATAATTGAGTCTAACTTTGGTGATGGGATGGCAACCGCCCTTCTAAAGCCCATATTAGCCGAAATTCACCCTTGTAACGTAGAAGAAGTACGTCATAGCATACAAAAAGAAAAACGTATTATAGATACCTTAGAGCCAATTATGAATGGACATCGTCTAGTAGTGGATGAAGACATTATTAAAGATGACTTTAAAGTAGAACCTCATCATCAGTTATTTAAACAAATGACTAGGATAACCAGAGATAAAGGAGCCCTAAGACACGATGACCAGATAGACGCTTTAGCTATTGCAGCTAATTACTGGGTTGAACGTATGGACAGGGACCAAGAGTTATCTTATAAACAACACAAAGATGACTTATTACAAAAAGATTTAGATACATTCATGGAGCACACTGTTGGAACAAAGATTAAAAAGGATAGGTGGATAGATGGCTGACCCTAAAACAGAAAGAAGACTAAAAAGAACACAGCAAACAAAGCTGCTTCCTATGGATGAGAGAACACTATCTGAGCCAGAACCCCGTAAGCAG